CAGGAGTGACTCGTGCAAAAAACACTTTACATATTTTGTCAACAGATTATAAATATAATTATCCCATAGGTACGGACTATTTAGTATACTTACAGGAGAAAAAATGAGTCCTTTTTTTGAAGAAATAAAAGCTGGTCAATTCTTTCACCCTAAATTAGATGATTTAATATGGAATCCAGAGACAGAGTGGATTGATTATTTTAATTTTACAGCTTGTCTTGTCCCACACGAACTAGTAATGAAAGATTACTTCTACAGTTGGCTTTATGACAGACACCCATTTAAAGCTGGGATTCTAAAAATGGAAAACAAAACTATGTATAATTGGCATACCGATACTAATAGAGGTGTTTGTGTAAATATGTTAATACAGACACCAAATACTTCTTATACTTTTTTTAGACATACTCCGGACGTATCTCACTCTATTTTTGAATTACAGTATTTTCCAGGCACAAGATATTTATTTAACAATCAGAAAGAACATATGGTTGTTAATTATGACGGACCACGTTTTGTTCTTACAACAGAATTTTTAGAAGATAAAAATGAATTAACGTATACTAAATTGTTAAATGAAATTAAAGAAAAATTTAAATAATTTGTGGGACAGAGGCGGCTCGCATTATCAAAATTTTAAGATACAACCCGCGCAGTTTATTAATAAAAACAGATTACTATTTGCAGAGGGTAATGTAATAAAGTATATTTGTAGACACCGTAATAAAAATGGAAAAGAAGATCTGGAAAAAGCTAAACATTACATTGATATGATTATAGAGAGAGATTATGAGTAACGAATATCCATATCTAAAAAAGTTTATATTACCAACGGATATTTTTGATGAACTAAAATTAAGAATATCTCAAGTAGATCGTACAAATAAAAAACTAAAATGGAATATGCATTTAGCGGGTAACATAAGAGATGAATATGTTTTAGATGCAGACTTTCCTGAATTATATAAATTTTTAGATAATTTTATATTTGAAAAACAAAATTTGCGGGATTATGTTCTTAGGCAAAAAATAAAGGCAGTGCAAAAAGAAGCTCCTGTTTCTTTGTATTTGGCTAACTTATGGGTCAACTTTATGAAAAAACACGAATTTAATCCTGTGCATAAACACTTTGGTGTATTTTCTTTTGTAATATTTGTTAAAGTACCTTTTGTTTTTAAAGATCAAGCAGAGATTGGTCCAGGCAAAGAGTCTAATTCTAACTCTGTCGGTGCTTTAGATTTCATACACATAGGTTTGGATAATGAGATACACTCCACGACAAAGTTAGTTGATAGAACTTATGAGGGTACGGGTTATATATTTCCTGCCAATTTATGTCATACAGTTTATCCTTATTATGAGATAGATGACGAAAGGGTTACAGTATCAGGTAATTTATTCTTTGTTGGCAAATCTCCACCAATGGAGGATGTGCAATCCGCTAATCCTGATCAACCTATTTTAACATCTACAGGTGAAATTATTAAAAATGACTAGTCTTCAGCTAACATTTAATTTTAAAAAACACATTTGGTCTGCCCCGAGTGAGTACAAAGACTTGTCAGAGGCAGATGAAATTGCAATAGATTTAGAAACTAGAGACGAAGGTATAAATAATGGATTAGGAGCTGGTTGGGCAACAAACCAAGGAGAGATAATTGGCTTTGCAATTGCTACTGAAGGGTGGCAGGGCTATTATCCTTTCGGCCATTTCGGTGGAGGTAACTTAATAAAAGAGCAAGTATTGCAATATATGAATGACATTTGTTCGTTACCTTGCCGAAAAATTTTTCATAATGCTCAATATGATGTAGGGTGGCTGCAAGCGTACGGTATGGAGGTAAAGGGTGAGATAGTTGATACTATGATTGCTGGAGCCTTGATTGATGAGAATAGATATACGTATAAACTTAATGCTTTAGCCAAAGACTATCTTGGAGAGCTAAAAGCAGAAACAGATCTGAATGAAGCGGCCAAATCTCACGGAGTAGATCCTAAACAAGAGATGTGGATGTTGCCAGCTGAGCACGTTGGCTTTTATGCGGAACAAGATGCACGGCTCACGTACCTATTGTGGCAAAGATTTAAACACGAGATACACCAGCAGAATTTAGAGACTGTTTGGAATCTTGAACGAGATTTACTACCAACTTTAATTAAAATGCGTATGAACGGCATAAAAGTCGATGTCGAAAAAGCTGAAATGCTGCGCAATGACTTTATAGAAAAAGAAAAAAAAATACTTGTAAGAATAAAAGCACTTGTTGGTAAAGACATTGATATTTGGGCAGCACGTCAGATAGGTTTTGCTTTTGATAAATTGGGTATTGATTATCCTAAAACACCAAAATCTGGAGAACCAAGTTTTACACAAAATTGGTTAGTAAATTCTGATCACGAAATATCAAAATTAGTAGTGCAAGCTAGGGAGATAAATAAATTTCATAATACTTTTCTCAACTCAATAATGAAATACGAACATAAGGGCCGTATTCACGGAGAAATAAATCAACTGCGATCAGACTCTGGTGGCACTGTTTCGGGTAGACTTAGTATGTCAAACCCAAATTTACAGCAGCTACCTGCAAGGAACAAGGACTTCGGTCCTTTAATCAGAGGCCTTTTTCTCCCTGAAGATGGGTACAGGTGGGGTTCTTTCGACTATTCTCAACAGGAACCTCGCCTAGTTGTACACTATGCAGCCAGTATAGGTGAAGGATATGAGGGGTCACAAGACTTGGTCGAGGCTTATACAAATGCTGATGCTGATTTTCATCAAACTGTAGCTGATCTGGTTGGTATAGATAGAAAACAAGCAAAAACAATTGGCTTAGGTCTAATGTATGGTATGGGTAAAAACAAACTTGCTAATATGTTAGGTGTTTCATTTCAGGAGGCACAAAATTTAATTGCAAAATATAACAGCAAAGCTCCTTTTGTTAAACAGTTATCAGATAGGTGTATGCAAAAAGCAAATGGTGAGGGTGTTATAAGGACAAAACTTGGTAGAAAATGTAGATTTGATATGTGGGAGACAAAAGATTTTGGCATACATACACCGGAGACTTTTGAGAATGCCTCAGCAAAATATGGTGCGTCTAATATTAAGAGAGCTTGTACATACAAAGCTTTGAATAGATTGATCCAAGGTTCTGCTGCTGATCAAACAAAACAAGCTATTGTAACTTGCGCGAAAGAGGGATTTACACCACTATTACAAATACACGATGAACTGTGTTTTAATATAAGTGACGATAAGGATATTGAAAAAATAAAAAGTGCGATGGAGGGTTGTGTCAAACTTAAAGTGCCTAGTGTGGTTGACGTTGCTATCGGTAAGGACTTTGGTGAAGCTACCTAAACGTATTTTTTACTCTAGCGATATCTTGTAAAATTAGAGCTTTTTTAACAGCATCAATTCTACTTTCAATCTCTTTCATCTCAATGGTATATACTCCTGTTGACATCAACATTGTATTCCATTGATTTTCTAGAGCTTTTTTTTGAGCTACTAACTCTTCCATATTTATCTCCTTTATACTAGGATATAATATTTATGATATTTGTCAATATTTCTTGACTTATTGTAACTCGTTATATATATTTAGGATATGTTAGAATTAAAATGTAAATCGAAAAGACTTAGAAGTTTATTAAAACAAATTGACAATGTATTATCTGACGTAGAAACCTATGATTTTAGAGGACAACCTGTTGATGACAATGACATAGGTGAATTTGTTACAAAACTTAAAGAAATAAAAATAGAAAATCCAGAAAATAATGGCGTGTATACCATATTTGGCACAGACGTAGCGACAGCATTAGTCAATTCAGAGCTCTGGGCAAAGTATGGTAATGAGTAATCCTTACCTTCTTGAAACACCTGGTGTAATTAACTTCTCTGGTGGTAGAACGTCAGGATATATGCTCTATCACATATTGAAAGCTTATGATGGCAAGCTACCTGAGGATCTACCTGTGGTCTTTGCAAATACAGGTAAAGAAATGCCACAAACTCTTGATTTTGTACACGAATGTTCTGAAAAATGGAATGTCCCGATTGTATGGGTAGAATGGAATAATGAATGCGAACACGATTTAGATGTTGTCAACCATAATTCGGCTGCACGAAACGGTGAGCCATATGAAAAATTAATAGATAGTAAAAGGTTTTTACCAAACCCTGTAACAAGATATTGCACATCTTATTTAAAAATCAAAACTATGAGAGCATATTGTATGTTTCATCTGGGTTTTGAACATTGGATGTCTTATGTAGGTTTACGATATGATGAGCCACATCGAGTTGCACGTTTATCTAACAGGAATAAAAAAGAAAGATGGGAGACCGAAGCTCCATTGCATACAGCAAAAGTTACTGTCAAAGATGTATTTAACTTTTGGCAAAAAAATGATTTTGATTTAAGATTACCAAACATTGGTGGCAAAACACCGCAGGGCAATTGTGATTTATGTTTTTTAAAAGGTGCTAACACGATTAAGAATATTATGAAATCCGATCCTAAATTAGCTGATTGGTGGATAAAACAAGAGAGTAAAAAAATGGGCACCGGTAACGATCGTGCTGCATATTTTCGTAAAGATAGACCAAGTTATAAAAAATTATTAAAACACACACAGGATCAGCTTGAGTTGTTTGAGTTTGATCAAGCCACAGACACTTGTTTTTGTCACGATTAGAAAGGAGATACTATGGACGTAAAAGAATGGAAAAGTGTAGCTGTGCGAGCTGATAAGTATAAAATACTTAAAGGTTTGTGCAAGAAAAAATATAGGACACCCGGTGCTTTTGTTGAAAAGTTAATTGATGACTATATTATTTTTCAATCAAAAAAAGAGGCAATGTCTCAAAAAGATTACGTTAATTTTTTATTGGAGGACAAATGAATAAATTAAGATGGTCACCTTTTTTAGTTTATGTTGATAATAAACATTATGCCCCCGGTTTGCGGGATGATTCTTTGGCTCACGACGACTATACGAAGGGCATACATATATCTGTCCCAAAACACGTAGGCTTATTATTAGAAAAACATTTTGAATATGATGGTAAAAAAATGAAAGTCGTACATATACAAGATTGTGTCCATCACGATGAACATCATTATGTGTTTGCGCAGAGGAGGCAAGATGCTTGACCCACGGTTAGCCAGCTGCGAGCAACAAATGAACGATTATCGGCATCAAGCAAGAATGTTTAGAGTGAAAGGTGATATGAACAAAGCACTATGGTATGATAAACAGGCAGACTATTATGAAAATATGATCATAAATGGTCACTTACACGAACCACGATTTTAGTTATGGAATTTATAATTATATTTTTTTTAGAAGACGGCACAGAACACATACATAGTAAAGTTGATCATTGTGACTTCCAACAAATCTGGGAGTTAGTTGATAAGTACGAAGCAGAAACTGATGATGGTGTACGTGGGTGGGCTTGTTTTGATAAAAAAACATTTATGTTACGTGAAAAAGCAAAAAAAAGGTTAGGTATTGATGTTTGATTATTTTATATTGACAATATGGTTTGAAATAAACAACAAGTTATTTATGAAAACTTATGATCGTAATCTAGTAACAGATTGTGAAAAAGCGATCATAGAGTTGGCAGAAATATATGACGATCCACGTGTCCGCATTAAAAATATACTTTGTGAAAGCACAGAGATGTATGTAAAAAAAAAGAAAAATCCACCGTGGAAAAATAAAAAAAGTAATGAAAGGTATTTTGGTGATTAAATGGAAACTTTAATTTTAGGATTATTTGTAAATTTGTATACTTGGAGTAACGCTGATTTTTTTGTACAGAAAAATAATAATGACAGAAAATATACGTGTGAATGGGTTGACAAGGGATGGTCAAAAGCTAGCAAAGAGAATGCATCCATAACAATTTTTGGCTATACGAAATATCAACAAAAATGTTTAACCAAGGAGAAAGAATGAAAACATTTCCAATTTGTGAAGATTGCTTAGGCAATGGTTATGTAAAAATAGACACAACCAAACTAACAACTGTTGACAACACGACCACGTGTACTGTTTGTACCGGATCAGGTCATAAACCAGATCCGCGCGATAATTTAAAAAGCACAGCTCTAGCTAGTTTAGGTGATGAAACAGTATATTGGTGTTAGCTTACTTTTATCTATAATAATATTGTCTAGTTATAAATGGCACGGTACAGGACGACTGTATGATAAACGAAATCAATATTTTGTTACGTGTAGATTGACTCAAGAAAAAAGAGTCGAACCTTTTTTTGGTGAAGATTCTATAAAATGTTTTTATACTTGCACTGATTTGGAAACTATGGTTATAACATCACATAGTGATTATATTTGTAATAAACAAATTATTGCGCCAAGAGGCGAGAAACGTGATTGGAGGGGTAGATGAATAATCAATACAATAAAATACCTAATGAAAAATTATTTGTAAAAGACTCTATGTATAAAAATTACTCACGTCTTAAATCTAGAATCATTGATGACAATCTGTTGCGATATGCTTGTGCGATATGTGAAAACAAGGGTGTCTGGCAGAAAAAAAAATTATCGCTTGTGCTTGACCACATAAATGGTGTAAAAACGGATAATAGGCTAAGCAATCTTAGATTTGTATGCCCTAACTGCGATAGTCAGCTACCAACGTTCAAGAGCAAAAATATCAAGTACCAAGAATCACGGGACACGGGCCAGGGTAATTAACTTAACTTTGGAGTAAAAATGTCTGATTTAAATTATTTGCAGGATATACTTAATATCTTAAGAAAAAACCTTACTAAAAAAGATTTTAAAAAAGTAATGGATTATATGTATGCCATATCTTTAGGAGTTGAATTTAATTATTCAAATGAACTGTATCAAAGGATGTTAGATATTTATTATCGTCACACAGGCGAAAAACATAACGTTGTAAAATTAAATGTAGTAAAGGGTGGAAAAGATGAACAAGTTTAGATACGATAAAGATGTGCCAAAAAAGAAAAAAATAAACTGGAGAGATCTTCTTCAGACAGATGATGCGGAGATAATAAACCCTAATAATATGGATCCGGTAGATAGAATGTATTTT